GCATGCTGCAGGTCCACCCAGCTCTGGATGATGTTGGGAGCTGCACGAAAGATGCCGTATCCCTTAGGGATCGGCAGGCCGCTGTGCGCTGTCGTCTGCGGTCCGTCGAAGGTGTAGGAGGTGCCACCCTGCTGCTTCTGAAACAGAGAGGCTATCCCGTTGACCAGCAGCGTTCCACCCACGGATATGAGTGCCGCACCCAAAGCTGTTGCCAGGGCCGCAGAAGAACCTCCCGCTGCGGCCAAGCTTGGGAACAGCGCCGCGCCCAGCGGGCCTCCGAAAGCCGCAGCCGCGACGGCAACTGCGATCAGGGCCACCGACTGCAGCGTCTTATTCCCCAACACCGGCATGGCGACGACACATGCATTCGGCGGAAAAGCAAGCTCGTTCAGCCGCTCCGGCGGCAACAGTTCTCCGCCATCGAGCGATAGTGCATAGTGCTCGCTCGCGAGCTTGTGCTCGGCAATGTATGCCAGCATCTCCTCACGCGTGGCGAACTCAATCTCCGTACTGCCATCGGATGGCCGGAAAGGATTCTCGCAGCGGATCAGCTTCACAGTCCCGGCCCTCCATACTCGTAGTACCCCACGAACCGCCGCGGCCACACCGGCCCCTCCAGCCGCTCCAGGCACACCTGCCCCACGTCCTCCGCCACATGGATGAAGCGGGTCGCGTTCAACATCACCGCCACATGGCCCGGCACTCCGCGGAAGAACACCAGGCATCCCGGCAGCGGCCGCTCAATCCCCACCCACTGCGCGCGCAGAATCGCCTGCATCGCCGCAAGCTGGTCCGCCTCCGCCTCTGGCGTCTCCGGGATCTTCAGGTCAATGCCGCGCCGCCGCAACACCTCCACCACCAGCCCCGCGCAGTCGTAGCTCTCTGGCCCGCGCCCGCCGCGCTTGTACGGCCTGCCGATCAGGTCATCGATCCTCATCGCACACTCACAATCCGAATGCCGTTCGAGTCGATGCCAGGGAACGCCCCGAAGCGCTCCTGATTCCCATGCGCCCGGCAGCCGTTCGTGCCATCCAGTCGCAGGCTGCAGGTCGGCAGCAGTGCATTGTGCGTGAACGTCAGCGGAATCCCCGTCCCGTCCGCCGTCGCCGCGGCCGAGAGCGTCCCGCCATAGCGGCCAGGGTCCGAGTAGTAAATCGTCACCGGGAACGAATCGAGGAAAGACCGGTCTGAGCCGCCCTGTTCCGAAGTCGTGATCTGCACTCCAAAGCCAAACTGCGCGTCATTGATGCCTGCCGGCGTCGCCGCCCATCCCCACGTGTCGGTCGGATTGCCCAGCACCGCATCCGTGATCGTCGCCAGGTTCGCGATATTCGGGTACTTAGCCAGTCCTACCCGCGCGCCGCCGCTGTACAACCACACTTCGCTCAGGATGCCTGTCCCGGCGTTCTGCCCCACCCAGTTCAGGTCTACGACGATGCCCTCGATCGTTACCCCGGACGGAATCGAGAAGCCGTACCCCTTCGTCACCACGAAGTCCAGCACCTGCCCCGCAATCACGCCGCCCTTCACGCGTAGCTGCGTGCCCACAAACTCCCACTGCGAGCTGTTGAACGTGATCTTGGTCGCGTAGTCCGACGCATTCACCGTCGACGATGGATTCCCAGCGCCTGTCGGTGTAGTCGAGATCGTGGCCACGGTCGTGCCTGTCGGAACTCCGGCGCCCGTCACCGTATCGCCCACCAGGATGCCGTCCACCTGATCGACGGTGAAGTCCACGCTGCCATTCGCCACCGAGCCCAGCGTCGTGATCGGCGTCCCGTACCCGCACTCCAGCGACTTGTACAGCCAGATGCAGCGGTTCGACGTATACACATGCCGCGGATGCAGGAAGCGGAATGGCGAAGGAGCGCCCAGGCTCAACGTCACCCACTTGGCATTGGAGCTTGAGGAGAGAATGTCGAAGTTGAGCGCAATCTCCGGCTCCAGGTTCGGATTCACCGTGTTGACAACATAGATGTTGACGCTTCCGCCCACGCCGCCGGAGAACTCCTCCAGCAAGCCCTCTACCACGCGATTCACATTGCTGCAGCGCACCGCCCACTTCGGAATCGAGCCGTCCGACTTCTCCTCCAGCGGCTCAAACTCGAAATTGAACGCGGTATACGTCTGCGCACCCAACCCGTCCTGCGCGTCAAACGTAATGTCGTCCACGTTCTGGCACAGCCGTAGATGCGTTCCGTCCGGCCAGGTGATATCGCAGAGCGCAACCCAGCGCTCGCCGGAGGATAGCTTGTATTTCTCCAGGCTGGCAGCCACGGAGATGTTCGCCAGTTCAAGCGGCATCCTAGAGCTCCGTCAGTTCAAAGCTGAAGTCGAACCGCTTCTCCCCACCCGCCCAGCCGCCATCCTTGATCGTCGGCAGCTTTGAGAAACGCACATTGAGCGTCTCTGGCGTGGCAGTCCGGTTATCGACGAAATTGAAGTTGCCCCATCCACCCTGCGCCATCGCAAACGTGCGCAGCGAATCGCGATCCGCTACCGTGCAGGCCTTGTACTGCACCTTCCACGTGCGCCGCATGCGCGAGAAGCGCGGTCGCGCGAACACGGCCCCGTTCTCCGCCTGGTCTCGGATGGTTGCGTCCTCAAGCGTCTCCTCCTCGTTCATCAGCGGAGCGCGCGAGAGGGTAGGGAAGGGTGTCGGCATACACCCCGTTTATGCCGCAGGCATCGGAAATGCAGCCAATTACGCGTGGAATCCAGTCAGCAGGCTGCGCAGGAACCCGCCCTCCTCGAAGTTGTCCTTGAGGATGCTGATCACTTGGTCCTTATCCACGTTCCCACTCGTCTTGATGTCGCCCAGCTTCAACGGCAGCCCGGACTCGTTCTCGAGCGTGATCGTGATCCCGGCGCCGCCTTTCTTCTCCGCGCCACCCAGCCCCGGAATCCCGAGCGCGGATCCGATGCTCGCCGCCGCCCGCACCGCACCGCCGCCGATGTCCGTCTTCGGATTCGCCGGCAGCGGATTCACCCCGCCAATCCCCGGATCGCCGTAGCCCTTGCTGTTCGGGATCAGCTTGCCCAGTTCCGCCTGCACAAACGGCTCGATCAGCTTCTTGTATGCCGCATCCTCGAAGATGTGCTCCACATTGCGCACGAAGCCCTCGAAGCCCTTCAGCCCCTGGTCGAGATTGTCGAACAGCGACTCGAACGCGCCGTCGAACGACTCGCGCATGTGCTGCGCCACCTCATCCACCGGCTCCTTCAGCTCGGCGATGCGCGTCTTCAGTTCGATGACTTTCTCGCTCGCCTGCAGGTCGCCGGACTGCGCCAGCTGCTCGTAGGCCTCCAGCACCGGCCCGAGCGCCCGCGCCTCCTCTTGGTCGAGCGCAATCCGCTGCCGCTGCGCGTCCAGCGTGGAGAGCGAGCCCCGCGCCTCCGCGTCCGACACCTGCGTGCGCCGCGCGTTGATGTCCGCCGCCGCCAGCCCTTCCGTCTCCTCCGCGCCCTTCGCCCGAATCTGCCCCTGCTCATTGCCAAAGGCAAAATCCGCGTCCGAGACCTCCTTGGACCCCTCGCCGAAGTTGGCGACGAGCTCCTTCCGCTTCACATCGTAGGTGTCTGCAGACTGGTGCAGCCGGTCGTCTACCGAGCCGCCCGTGATCGCCTCGCGCTTCGCTGCCAGATCATCCACCAGCAGCGCTTGCTTCACGCTCAGGTCATAGAGCTTCTGGGCTGCTTCAATCTCCGCCTTGGCTCCATCCGCGTTGATCTTCGCAATCTCTCCGTCCAGCGTCAGCCGCTTCGCCCGCAGTTCGAGGATCTTCGTCTGATCCTCCACTGCAATGGCCCGCTCTTTGGCGTTGCCGCCGTGCTTCTTGGCGTCGGCGTCCAGCTTCTCAATCTCTGCATCGATCTCTTTCTGCTTATCGACTGCCGCCTGCCGCTGCGCATCGAGCCCAGCCTTCTCAATCGCCAGCTTGTTGGCGTAGTAATCGCGGTCGCTCAGCAGGTTGCTGGCGTGGTCCGACTCAAGCTGCGCGAGCTGCCGATCCTCCGCAGCCTTGGCAATCTGCGCACGGAGTTGTGCCTCCTGCTCGGAAAGCCGCGTCCTGGCAGCCTCGCGCGCCTTGAGTGCCGCATCCAACCGGTCCGCTCCGGCGTCTCCGCTAAGATCCGGCGTCTTGAATGGCTTCGGCAGGCTGCCCGGCTCCGCACCCTTCGTCTCTGGGTGGTCGCCATGCACTTCGGCGTACATCTTCTGCGATTTCGCATAGAGCTCGCGCGCATTCGCAAGTTCTTTCTGCCGGTCCTTATTTAGCAGATCGGACGGACCCGCCCACAGATACTCAAGCGACGATGCCGTTACCAGCGCGCCTTCAGCAAGCGTGGCCAGAGTACGCGCCAACTTGTCTCCCCAAAACGCGAAGGCCTTCAAGTGATCCGGTCCGCCGATAATCACGTCCAGCATCCGATTGAAGCTCGGAATAAACCCGTCCGTGAACGCCAGGGCATCGCCGAGAAGCTCCTGCTTGAGCGTGTTCAGCTTCAGACTCAGTTGCTCCAAGGCTTCTGCCTGCGACGTGGTCATAAACACACCGGCAGCCTGAGCTTTTGCCCTGTATTCATCCCAGTGGCTTCCAATCTGCGCGAGCAATGCAATCTCTTGCTGCCCAGCGCGACCGAGAAGCTCTTTTGCAATCACAGCCTTCTGTGCGATCGGCAGGTTCGACGCCATAGCCTGCGAAACCCGCTGGAATGCGGTCTCGACTCCACCCTCCCGCTTTGCCAGGTCGCTGGCGTTCAACCCTAGTGCCTGAAACGTCGAGAGTGCCTTCTTGTTGCCTCCGTCTGCCGCCTCGCCGAGAGAGACGGCGAGCTTGCTCACCGATCTAGCGGCTCCATCGAAGTCCTCGCCGGTCAACGCTGCCGCAAAGTGCAGTGTGGAGAGCGTCTCTACTGCTAGGCCGGTGCGCTGGCTAGCGTTGATCATCTCCTGGCCGAACTCTGCAGACTTCGTGACCACTTCTTTGAAGGAATCTATTGTCTCCCGGACCCCGAGCGCGATCCCCGCATACTCCAGATAGCGCTTCGCTCGCTCACCAAGCTGGCCCAGCGCGGACTCCGTTTCGTGGGCGCGCTCGGTCGTATTCTTTAGGTGCTTCGCAATCGCCTCAAAGACTTTTCCTGTATCGTCTTGCCCGGAAACGACTACGATCACTCCGCCATTCGCCACGCGCGCACACCTCGCCTACAGGCGAGCGTGCCGCAAAACGTATAAATTCAGCCAATATCCCACTAGACTTCTGGCCGGGTCCATGTTTAACTATTTGCGCCTATGAACAGCGTCGGCGTCACCCTCTTCTCTCTCGTGGTCCTCGGATGGTGCTTCTACCTGGTCGCCAAAGGCTTCCGCTCGGCCAATGGGCCTAAAACGCATATATGCCCGAACTGTCGGAGCATCGTAAACCCGGTCAGAGTCACGCCCGGCAGCACGTTCCTCGAAGTGCTGCTCTGGCTGTGCTTCCTGCTACCGGGAATCCTCTATACCGCTTACTGCCAAGCAAACAAGCGTCGCGTCTGCCCGGTCTGCGGCGCACAGAACCCAGTCCCGCTCACCACTCCGGCTGGCCAAGCCCTCGCGCAACCGCGCTAGAACCGCAGCCCACTCGCATACGCCTGCTGCCAGTTCCGGTCCCAGTGCCGGCCAAAGCGATCGTTTGCCACTCGCTCCACCGTCCGCACCATCTCCAATCCTGACCGCTTTACCCGCGCATGCGGGATAAGCAGGTAGAACGGGTACGCATCCCGGTCCGTAAAGTAGCGGCCGAGGATCGCCATCTCGCCATGCTTCAGCTTCTGCAGGAAGAACTCGAACCCGCGGACACGCTTCTGACGCCCCGTCACCTGCTGCCCCTTGCGCCCGCGGTAGATAAACTGCCCCCCGGTTGCACCGAGCAGGTTCTTCGGCCGGAGTTCGGCCGGGATCGCTCCAGGCGCCATCTGCCGGAGGTACTTCGTCGGCACCGCAATAAACTGCCTCCCACCATACGGCACCTTCTCGCCGCCCTCTTCCTGCCGGCCAAGGTAGTCTGGTGCGCCGGTTGCGCGGTTCGCGGTGTCGGTGTGGACATCGGCCTCAATCTGGCCGTTGTTCCCCTTCTTGTCTGCCGGCTTGATGCGGATGCCGCGCTCGGTCCACGTGTTCCGCAGCTTGAATGCAGCACGCACGTTGCGCTGCACCTCCGCCTGGCCATCCTTCACGGTATCGGTCAGCGTCTTCGCCAGGATGAATGGGAGCTGCTTCGTCTCCAGATTCCTCACCCCGGCGATATACTTCGACGCATCGACACTAACCCTGAATGTTGGCATCGGCTTTCTTCGCCTTCCTCCGCAGCCGCTCCGTAATCATCTTCGCTGCCCGCTGTTGCTCCACCCATGGATCGAAGATCGGCGTCCGCTTCGGCTTCGGCTCCTTCTCACCCAGCAGCTTCGCCGGCGTCACCTTCTCCGGCTCACACCCGGCAGCCACCAGCAGGTGCGATACCACCCAGGCCTGCTCCCGCCTCCGCCCCATCGTGGCATCGGCATAGCCCTCCATCGCCGCCCGCCACTCCGCCAGCGTCATCCGCCAGAACTCGCCCGGCGTCAGCCGCAACTGCCCGAAGGCCAGGCTCAGGACTGCGCGCCAGTCCCATGCGTTTCGGCGCGTCCGCTTCCAGGAGGCACGGCCGCCGCGCCCGCGTCTGCCTCCTTTACTTCCCCCGGTACACCCAGGCTCGCCAGCACCGCTCGCGTCAACGCCTGTTGCAACTCCGGGAATGCGAACGGATTCAGCGCGGCCATCAGGCTCTCTTCCGTCTCCGCCCGGCCGCTCGTCTCCCGATCCCGCGCCAGCATCCCGTACAGCGCCGTCACCAGCTCTTTCGGCGACAGCGGCTCCAGCTTGCGGATCTTCGTGCCGTCCGGCAACTCGCCCGGCTGGCCCAGAAACCGCTCATACAGCCACAGCAGCCAGTGCGCGCCCAGCGAATGAAACAGCGCATCCGCGGCGAGCATATCGCACACCAGCGTCCGCTTCTCCCCGGCAACCCCTACCTCAACCACTCCGCGAACCGAGCTCATGCATTCCCTCGAAAAATCGGGGAGGCCTCTGCCCGAAGCCTCCCCATGCTGCCCTCTACCCCGTGGCTACAACTTCGTTTTAGGCGGCGATGACGCCCCGCGTCAGTGCGCCGCGGCCAGAGAACGTATAGTTCGACTCTTGCGCCGTAGAGCCCTTGGCACCAAACTTCAGCCCGGTAAATCGAATGGTGCCCGTGTAGTTCACCTCGCCAACCTTGTCCAGCGGCCGGAACTCCGCCTGCACGTCGATACTGCCCGAGAGCATGGCGTCGACCAGGTCTAACTGCGTCTGATCGTCGGTGAAATTCATGACATCCACGGTTCCAGAGAACTCACGGAGCCCGTCCAGCTTGTCCTTCCAGCCTTCCGTATCGTGGTCGCTTGCGTCGATCTCGTCGGCCTTGATGTCTACGTCCCAGCCTTTGCAATGTGCCAGCTTCACCCTGGTGGCTGCACGCGTGAACGTAATGGCAACGCCGGACGCGGTTGCGGTCGAAGCGACCGAGACCGTCACCGTGTTGGTGTCCGCATTGACCTGGGTGACAACCGCTCCCACACCAACACCAGTACCCGTTACGGTATCTCCGTCTGCAATGCCATCAACACCAGGCACCACAAGATCCTTTGAGCCGGTTTCCGTGTCTGCGGTTGTGACGACGCTGGCATCCCCGGCACTGAAGAAGAACAGCCCTTTGTACCCCTGAAGCTTCTGTCCCATCGTTTCTTACCCCTTCTGCGTCGGATCACCGCGCTTTGTAGCGAATATGTACTCAAACTGCATTTCCAGGCCAATAATGGCCCGCCCTCCCGGCTGGAATACCGGAGTAGAACTTACTTCGCGGACGTTGTTCACCAGGCCACCGAGCCACGCGTCGTCTCCGACGAGCTGCTGAATGGCGAACACGTAGAACGGGTCCAGCGCGGAATCATCGATCGCCACGGACGGATCGGCGTCCTCGCCTTGCTCTGTCCCGTCGTCCAGCATGGCGCGCACCATCACCGGCAGCGTCCGCGTGATCGATTCGTGATCGCCAAACTCGCCAGGATCGTCCACCTTCTCATCGCCCGGCGTGATGTCATAGCAGGGAAGCGAGGACTTCTCGACCTGGTCGACTCGCGAACGGAACACAAAGACTGCCGGGGTTCCGCTCACCTCGAGCGCCATCTTCGTCGCCTGTAGCGCCTGCTCGCGTATCGACACGCTCATTTACTTCACCTTCGGGCGGATTTTTCCGCCGCATTCTGGGCATTTCACTGGCAAAACATCCCAGTTGCCCTTCTTTTCAATCGGCGTCGGCTGCTTGCCGCAATCTACACACGCAAACGACAAATCAATCTTCTTTTTCATCGGAGAATCCTTAGCTTGAGCTCTACCGTTGCGCCATCATCGAGTGGCGTAGCAGAGCGCACCTTGTACCGCTGCCCATCCACCGTCAACACGTCACCCACTGCGGGAAACGGGTCAAGAGCCACTCCGGCCACTTCCAACCGGTATTCCTGGTCCGAGACGCTGGCCGAGTCGCCGAACACCCCATCTTTTCCAGGCGCATCGAAGTTCCCCTTCACGGCAGGCTGGCTACCGAACACCACCGAGACGCCGAAGTCGGCGAAGAACACTCCACTCGCAATGTCGGCGTCGCCCAGCGGCATACTCACTGCTTACTGTGGTTCAACTGAATCCGGCAAAGATGGCTCTGACTCCATGTGCGGATACCATGCACCGGGCCATACCTTCTCACCCTCAGGCACTCTTTCATCAAGCACGCATGGGCAAACGCACATATCTTGCCGCACACAGGCCGCAATAGCCAGGGTTTTAGATGAAAATACCCCTTCAAATTCGTGCTTTCCGTCTTCGCCCCAAGAGAACACTATCCAGAGCCTCATCACAGCTCCTCTCCCTTGGCAGCGATGGACTCCAGGGCAGCCAGACACTTTTCCTTATCGACCGAGTAAAAGGCCGTGGTTAGTGCCATCAGACGTGTGTAGAACCAGAGGTTATCGTCTTTCAGCTTCAACCACTCCGGCGAGTAGATTATGGCGCTCATTAGAACTCCACACGCGCAACCCATAATCGTGCCGCAGGTGAAAGAGCGACCCATCCAATCAATCCCCATTTTTTACGCCCTCAGTAAACCTGTTTTCGGCGGAGGGTTGTGCCGCCAGTCCTGGTATGCGGCCTCACACGACTCACGCGAGATGCCCACCACCGCATCCTCACCCAGATACAGGAAACCGGCCTCGGTGACGACGCAGCCCGGCCGGTCCTGCACCGTCGCATCCTCCGCGCCCACCACCGTGATGGTCGAGATGTTCTCAGGGTCATGCCGGATCTCGTGATGCCGATGGAATGGCCAGAGAGCGACGAGGAGCAGCGCGGCGGCAGCTTTCATGCCTTACCCTTTACCCGCATCCGCGAGAGAGTGGCCAATCGCCACGGCCATCTGCGGAACCCGCGCGGCTGGCGTCACATTCGGCATCCATCCGGTCAGCGGAGCCTGCAGAAGATCAGTTATCGCATCGTCCGGTTTGCACTCCGCCCACCTGCACACGTTGGCCGTATAGGCGTTCGTGTCGTTCTCGACCGGCGGCGCCCACCGGTTCAGCGCCTGCGATACCGTCAGCCCCGCGTACCCGCGCGACTCCAGCAGCGCGCGCATCGCCTCAAACCCCGTAGCCGCATCCGGGAACACCGCGAAGCGTCCCGCCGGCTGCTCGGCATGCGTCGCACCGTGCGCCTGCGCGAACTTCCCATACTCGATATCGCCTGGATTGTTATTCCGCTGCGGCCGCGAGCCTCTGCGATAGAAGCCCTCCATCCGCGCCATCGCTTCGAGAATGTGCATCAGGGTCTCCTAGAACGGGATGTCGTCGTCTGTGATCTCACCCGGCGTGACAGCAGGATGCATCTCGTAGCCTTCGTCTGTGGCCTGCTTTGCGCCTGCACCGCGGCTGTCCAGCAGCGTCACATCCGAAGCGATAACCTCGGTCCGGTAGCGCTTCTGGCCGCTATCTTTGTCATCCCACGAGCGCGTCCTGAGCCGTCCCTCGATGAGCAGTTTCGATCCCTTGGTGGTGTATTTCTGGATGATCTCGGCGAGCTTCCCGAAGGCCACGACGCTGTGCCACTCGGTCGCGTCCACCCACTCATTGCCGCGCTTCTCGCGCTCCGCGGTCGCAAACGTGAACGTCGCCACCGTCATACCGCCGCCCGTTGCGCGGATCTCTGCCGTCTTGCCCATGTGGCCCAAAAGCTGGACCCGATTCAAACCCTTTGCCATACCGGCCTCCGTGTTACTCGTGCATCAAATTGGTGGAGTAGGGAGGAATTGAACCTCCGAGCATGGGGTCACCACCCATGTACACCGGAATCGAACCGGCCCTGCACCCTAGGTCATAGGGTTCCCGTCCCAGCGAGTTCCTACCCCGATCTTTTTCCGCCGGCGAAGCCGCCCCGGTTCATGCAAGGAAGCCCAGCCCCTGCGCGCCCTCAGCGACGCACATGACAGCACTTACGCGGCGGGGAGCGCCGCAGCCTCGGTACACCAGGCCGGACTTACATCGCCGGCGAAACCTATTACCGGGTTGCTGACTTCGGCTTCTCCGGCTCATCAGCCATAAACTTCACGCGGCCGATGTTCTTCAGGTACAGCGCCTCATGCGGCAGGAGCTCGCAAACATCTCCAGCCTTGAGCGCCACCCCGCGAATCTTCTGGTCGATCGCCAGCTTGACGCGCTGCATCTTCGCGCCAAAGTGGAACCGATCCGCTGAAATCACTGCCATAAGACCCCCACGCTTTCCGGGTAGTGAAGCCGGCGGAGTATCTCGCTCCGCCGGCTGTGGTTACTGGTTACGTCCGGCCCTGGACTTAGGCGACCGCTACATCCTCGCAAGCGACGAAGGCGGAGATGTGGCGGATGGCGACGTCCATCAGCACGCGCTCGGTGACCACGAAGACGCCCTGACCAGCAGCGGTGTACGGATCGACGATCAGCTCGCTGGCTCCGTAGTCGGCGACGATCACCTGCGAGAAGTCGCCGAAGACGACGCCATGCAGGTCTGTGCCAGCACCGAAGTTCTTCGGCATCTGGTTGGTGACGCCAGCCTTGTAGCCGAGCGGTCCAACCTCGAGCCCGTCAGGGTCGCGCTGGTTGCTCGACCAGATAGGCATCGCATAGCCACTGGCGAACATCGGAGTGCCCTTCGCCTGCGCCCGCACTTCCGGCGTCAGCAGGAAGCCGCTGGTGGCAGAATCGGCATTGGCCGCTGCAACCGTCGACTCGAAGCTCAGCCAATCGGCATAGGAGAGAGCCTTGCCGTTGGTGAGAGTTGCGCCGGAGGCGTTGATTGTGGCGAGGCCGCTGGTGTTCAGGATGCCCACCGGCGAAGATCCGCCGCTCGGGCCAGCGAGGGCTGCGAAGTCGATTGCAAGCGAGGTGACACGGTTGCGGTCATTCGCCAGCAGATTCTCGACGTCCGCCGAGGACTCAGCCAGGAGCTCAATGGTGTACTTGTTCTGAATCGAGCCACGGCGCGGAGTGATCGACACGTAATCGGTCGTCACGTCGCTCGCAGTCACGGCAGCATTCTCAGCCAGCCATGCGAAGGTGCCCGCACCAGTCTGCCGCGGCAGGCGGATGATACCCGACAGGCCTCCGAGACGGGTCGCGCCGAGCGCCAGAACGCGCGGACGGTTGCGGTACATCTCGATCACATCGGGCTGCGTGACGGTCGAGAGCAGTGCGGTCTGGGCAGTCAGGCCCGCACCGGAGCCGGCCGAAACGGTACGGCTGACAGAGTTCGGGATGAGCAGGCCCATCGTCTTGACGCCCAGGCGCTTGCCGATCTCCTCGGAAACCTCACGCTCGAACGCGGTATCCTCACTGGCAAACGTGCCCGGCTTGGCCTGGTTGATGGCGAAGCGGTGAGCGCGTGCCAGAGAGTACTTCCGCGCGTCCTTGCCTGCCTCACGCATCACGTTCTCGCCGGCGGTGCCGACTTTGGATGCGTCATTGGCTGCGACCATCTTGCGGGAGATGGACTCGGCAAACGAGTCTGCCGCTGTTCCCTTTTCGATCGCTTCCCGTGCATCGGCGGTGGTGACAAAGCGCGAAAACTCCTTGTCGCTCGCAAGCGCCATGATGCGGTCGCGCCGCGCAAGTTCCAGTTGCCCAGCGTCGGGCGCCTGCGTCTGTTCTGCCATTTTACTTACCTCGATTACTGCTGGAATTGCCGCGGGTGCGGCGGGTTCAACTTCGGGAGCGCTGCGGCGAACCACTTCCACCACAACGGGAATCTCCTGGTCTCCAACGGCGCGGCCAACGCCCACCGTGGGATCTGCGGGGATCGTCACCAGGGAAGCCTCCATCGGCTCCCAATCGGTGACATTCAACGTGTCGTCGCCCGACGGATACTCGCCCACCTGGTCGCGCTGGATCTTGTGGATCAGGTAGCCGACGCTGGCGTCCTTCAGAATTCCGTCGGCATAGTCGCGCTTCTTCTGTTGCGCAAACTCCGACGTGGACCACTTGCCCTCGACGCGGAGCTTGCCGTCCTTGATGTTGTAGCTATCCACCACGCCCATGTGCTGGTCGCGGTCATGGTTGAACAACAGCGGAATGCCAGCTTTGAGCCGATCCTGGCGGATTGCCGCCGACTTGTGCGAGAGCACTTCGGTGCCGAACCACTGATCGGCCGGCTGCTCACTGGAGAGCGCAAAGGCGAAGCGGTTCTCGTCCGCCCCTTCAGGCTGTTCGCGCACAATCGAGATTGCGCGGAACTGACGCGGCAACTTCTCGGGAATCGGCTTGATGCTCACGTGACGGTTATGCGGGAGAAAGAAAAAACCCGGCAAATTTCGCCGGGTTCAATCGCTCAAACTTGCCTCCCGCTACTCTTGCTGCACCACGAGAGCCTGCTGCCGGACGCGCCGGGCATCCTGCACTGCAGTTTTCTTTGCCTTTTTCGGCTTAGCCTTAGCCGCTGTCTCATCCGCCGGAGCAGCCCCTCCTGACGGCGCCGGACCGTCATTCTCTTCTGACGTCGCCTCGCCGCGGATATCGGTTCCGATCACCAGACCGAGCTCATCTGCCAACTCCTGCTCGGCCTTGAGCTGTCGGAAGACGTCTCGGTAGTCTTTACCGCGGCGGCTGAGCGCCGTCTCGTGCGTCAAGAGCCCATTCTGAATGGCGTCAATGTCGGACTGCACATCCTTCAGCGGATCCACATAGTCCCATCGGCGCGGAATATAGTGCAGTGCGTCCGAGTCGAGATAGCGGTCCGGCGTAAACGGAAGGTCGATCGCCTTATTCAATAGCCCTGCGCGGATGACGTCGTGGACGACTGGATCCACGATGTCCTGGATAAGTTTCTGCTGGAGCGTCATCCAGTAATCGATTGCCTCCTGGCGTCCAAGGCGACCGCTCGAGAAGTTCACGCTGGCAAGATCATTGCCCAGCTCGTGGTAGGGCGCTCCGAGCCCAGACGCAATCAAGCGCAGTGACCGCTCGACAAACGGGTTGAATGCAGCCGTGGGGTGCTCTGGCGTCTGATTGTTGAGTGTCAGGCCTTGCGGGAGGATCGGCATGGTGCCGTTTTCCAGCTTGATCTTCGCCGAGCCATCCAGGTTCTCGCCGTCCCCGGCGTACTCACTCGTGCCCTCCTTCTGCTCGATAGTCGCCAGCAGCGTGGCGCCAATGCGCGCCGCCGTCAGTTCGGCGTCAAAGTACTTGTCGAGCATGTTCATATCCCACAACACTGGTGCAAGCAGCGGATACCCGCGGCTCTGGCCGATACGACGGGGAATAAAGGAGTGGTACACCTGTTCAGCCGGCACAAGCTTGCAGTTCGCGGCGCCGAATCCTACCTCGTTCGGATTACCGTCAAACAGGTAATAGCCTGTCGGCTTCTGGTATTGATCCAGTTCCACGCCCATACGCACCGACGGCGACTGTGGTCCGCCTATCTTGTGCATCGCCTCATTCAACTGATCCGCGTCGACGAGCTGCAGCGCGAACCCGAACGGATTCTGAGTCTTTGGCAGGTACACCTTGCGCACCAGAAAGTCGCCATCACTCCCAATGGCGTCGCACCACAGATTTAGAACATCCTGAAAACTTAGGTTTCCGTGAACTGTGCAGAACTCCGGCCGGCACCACGTCTTGAATGCCTTGGTCAGGGCTGCGCTGGTGTCCTCGTCATAGATCGACGAGCCGCGCTTGCGCTGGCGCTCAATCTTGAACTCCACCTTTACGCCATGCGCACCCACCACGTTATTCCGCAGCATCAGTAGGAACTTCGCCGCAACTGGAGAATTGAGCGCCCGTTCGCGCGCACGCGCACGGAGCCGCGTCAACCCATTGCGCAACTCCTGGTCCATCGAGCGCCGGACGGTGCTCCAGTCGTTCGTGAGCCGGTCAATCTTGGCCGACTGGAACCCGCCCACCGATCCGCCCAGCAGCGCCGCAGAATTCTGCGGACTCATCGTTCGCCGGCCGGTTTTCGAGGGTGTCCGCTTCGCCTCTGATAAATCCAACAGAACCATGTCGCTCCCTTAGAACTCGATGCGCGCCGTCGTCTTGGGCACGAACTTCCCGGCCGCAATCTGCTCATTGCGGTATTCCACCTTGAACTGCGCCCGGTATTGGAGCAGCAAGGCGCGCTCCATGTACCGAACCCGGCGTCCATGGATCTCGTACTCCTGAACGTGCGGACTGGTATCCCCGGCGATCGCGGCCTCTATCGCGTCCAGGGTCTTCTTTGCAAAACTGCGCGTGTCAGCCGCCGAGGTCGCCCCGGCGATATTCGCCAGCACTGCAACTGATTCGAGCTCGATCGTCCTCTGCTCGGATCCGTTCACCAGGATGGCGTAGATGTCGTATGTACCCGGCGTGATGCCGGTTGTCGCACTCGCTGGCACAGTGACGTCGAATGAACCATCCGTGCCTGCCTGCGCGGAATCGTCCGGCAGCGCAACTCGCGCAACCTCCGGAGCGTTGAAGACGTATTTCAGCGTCCATCCATCGGCCGGGGAATAGCCGTCGAACGCCGTGGTCCACTTCCACGAGTCTCCAGCGCGTAGCCTGACCGGTTCGCTCGGGATACCGCTCGGTGTATCGAATAGGTTGGGGGAATCCGGCGTAGTGCTCACGCTCCGACAATGCTTCGGTAGGCTCTTTTAGAGCAAGTTAGGACGAAATAACGCGCCCGCCGAACGCCTCAGCGATCTTAGAGAGCCTCTTTGGGATAGGCTTGGCCGGCGTAGTGCTTGGAGCCTCTGGGGTATTCTCCTCGGGCTGCAACTCGGGTTCTGCTGGCTTTTCGGAAGCCTCTTTGGATGTGCGCTCGAGCCATTGCTTCAGCTTCTTATAGTTAGGCCGGAGCACAGCAACGGCCGCTCTCGCATACACCGCGCAATCCAGCGCTTCATTCCTCTCGCCTTTCTTCACCCACTCCAGCTTGGTCACATAGTCCTTTGTGGTTTTCACAAGCTGTTCACTGGTGAGTTGCCTGAAGTACTCGGTATCCAGCGAGCCGGAGAAGTGCGTATACCCCGCGCCAGCTATGTCGAGCCTGAGCGACGTGTAGACGTCTTCCTTCGCGGTATCGACTCCGACACTATAGAGTGTCGCCCTGGACGGGCCTTGCTCAGTTCCACGGCTCACCAGCGGTTTACCGATACCGCCGCGGCCGACGATGGCAAACCATCGCCGCGTCTCGTTCTTCTTCGCAAATTCATAGACCCGCTGCGTGTGGTGCCCGCCGGAGTCAATCAACGCACAGACAACGTGCATCTGGACGCCGAGCTCGTGGTCTACCGGTTCGCGCAGCCATTCCTCGAGATCCGCCCACGGACTCAGCTCGCTCCGCTTCCCATCCACCACCTCCGGCAGCGACGGGTCGCCCCGGAATATCTGGTGATCGACGACCCAGCGCTCCTCATCCATCCCCCACGCCCACTTGGTCGCTTCGAGCCGATCATCCTGCACGTCGACTCCGGCCGTAAGGAACAGCGCTCCGGCTGGCAGCAGTTGCGAGAAGTCGACTTGCGCCTTCCGCTTCTCAAGCTCATGCAGGTCCGCGCCCTTGCCCCGAATCTCCCAGGTCTCCGCCAGGCGCGTATTGATGAACGTCTTCCGGCGCTCGAGCGAGCCCTTCGCCGCCAGCCACTCATTCACAATATCCAGCCACTTGATCCAGGGCGGATACAGCGCATTCAGGTGAAAGCCGGCCGTCTTCCCATCCCGGCTCCGCGCCGTCGCGCGCCACTCACCGCGGCGGATCATGTCGTGCTTGTGCCGCTCCAGAATCTCGCAGCCGTTCACGCAGACGTAGTACAGGTCCACCACTCGGCCGTTCTCGACACCACCCTCCTGCGTGTACTTCAGTCGGTTCCACTCCAGCGGCTGCATCTCGCCGCAGTGTGGGCATGGAACGTAATAGTGCCGCCGATCGCTCTCCTCGTAAGCCTTCTCGATGCGGGAGTGATCCTTGATACCCGGCGTCGACGCCAAGATCTCTTTCTTGTTCCAGAACGTCGTAGTTCGGCGCCGCGCCAAGTCTACCGGGTCGCCTTCCGTACCCGCTGAATCCGGGTAGCGATCCACCTCATCCATCTGCAGGATGCGGATCGGCATGGAGGCCAGTCCGGCCGGAGCGTTCGCGCCGGCGAGCACCAGGACTCCGCCAGGGAATTCTTTATTGAGCAGGGTATTGCCGGAGTCGCGCGCCCGCGGGGAAGGGAACAGCTTCCGCAACACCGGAGTCGACCGGATCATCTTCGATACCCGATTCTTCGAGAACTTCTCAGCCTCCCCCTCCGACGCCTGCACAAAGAGCTGAGGAGAGGGCTCATAGTGGCTGTAATAGCCAATTGCATTGAGTTGGATCTGCGTCTTGCCCGTCTGCGACGCCATGATCAGAGCGATGGCCTCGATCGCCTTATCCGTGATGGCATCCTGGATGCCGCGCTGGTACTCCGCGGATCCGGTGAAGAACTTGCCGGGCATCGCCCCGGCCTCCGGCGGGATATAGGCATACTGGTCCGCCCACTCCGACAGAGACAGCACCGGCGGCGGCTGAAACAGCGCATGCGCCCTCTTGAACGCGCCGGCTAGGGCCTCAAGGCCTTCCGACGAGGTCTGATACTGGACGATCACGCCGACACCTCCCAGCGCATCTTTTGCTGTGTCGGGTGGAGATCGATTCGCGGACGGGTTCCTCGGCTCCAGCTTCCTCCACCAGCTTGGCCGATACACTTCCAGCCTGAAGCCCGTAGTGACGTGCCTGGCTCAGATTCGAGGATGTAGGTGATTAGCTTCCGATATCCCATCGCGCGCGCCGTGCGCCATGCTGCCGCATAGAGGATCGAGCACGCATTCCGCGTCCCGTCAGTAGCTAGCCGGTTCACTTCTAGCGTCCAACCGTCATCCAGCATGCGCGCGACAGGACGCCCCACTATAGCGACTCCGACGATAACCCCGGACAGCGCCACGGCCACGCTGAACTTCGCCCCCGGAACAGCCTTGTGGTGCCGATGGTGGCAGGCGACAAACGCGTTCGCCTCGGCGAAGTCTACGGGCACAATCTCGAGCCGATCAGTCAATCTTCGCCCTCACCGGTCGAGCAGGCCCGCTCCTTCACCGCATCGATAGTCGAGAGATTGGTCAGTACCTGCCTCATCTCCGCCTCAAGGATCGCTACCGCTTGCCCGTGATCCTGCAGGCCGAGCATCCGGGTCGCCAGCCGAGACGGAACCGCCAACACCTGCGTCTGAATCGCCAGCGTCGAGGACGCTAGCACCTTTTCCACGTCCGCAACCGAGGCAACCTGACCCCGCTCCCTGGCAAGTTGGAGCTCTTTCAGGTCCGCTTCCGCCTTCGTCTTCCTCAGATAGGCCTGCTCGATCGTTTCCGCGTCCACGGGCGGCACAGACACGCCCAACCTTCCACGGCTTCCCGATAGCTGGATGCGGTACTGCACATACCACTCGCGCACGTCCGCCCAGACGAACCGACGCCCGCGCCCATCCCCAACGCAAGGCAAGTCGTTATCTTTTATGTAGTTGCGTACCATCCGCTCGGAGACGCCAAGGAGCGAGGCTACGTCCTCAAGCTCCAACGTCTCCATTTCATTCGGCATCCCTCACCTTGATATCCCGGAAATGGAAATGAGGTCTAAAAATCCTGTCTCTAGGCCGGGCCGGCGGTGGCGCGTCACCCTCTCGGCCAAACGCTGGCGGAGAACCTATGACCCATGCTAGGCGGGCTGCAGCTCTACGAAGTCCACCGTCTCTGAGTAGTAACCGTTCGATGAGCCCCACCATCTCACCGTCACACGGCCCTTGGCTGTAGCGAACTTGTAGAACGTCCATGTGTTTGAATCGTCTCTGCCTTCCGCCCCGCTGGAACTGGATACCTCGTCTGCCTGCAGGATGGGTGAGCCAGCCAAGTCGTTCAGATCGCCTACGATGTCCTCTAACGTTACCGACTCGCAGCAGTCCTGCTCGTGCCAAAACCGATAGCTCGGCCCATCTTTAGAGATGAAGTCAAGTATCGTGTGGCTATCACTGCGGACTTCATCAAACGTCTTCCCGAGCAAGTCTTTGATTGGGTTGATATCCACTGCGTTCATGGCCGACTCCCCTCTGTCACATCTATTGATACACGCTTGCAGGCTGGTATGGCGTCTACCTGAGCTATGCGCTCTCCTATCCACCGCATCACCGGCACGGCCATGCTGTTGCCCAGCGCCTTGTAGCGCGGCCCGTCCGAATTTAGAGCTTCCCGCGCTTTGCCCGTTGCGAATGCATATCGCAGAGGCCATTCCTTCTGTGCGGCCTCCCACAGTTCGGAATCGAGCAGCAGATGCCGGGCTGCCTGTGCTCCTTCAAGTGGCAGGAACGACACAAGTCCAGTAAGTTCTCGGGCGAGTTGTTCAAAGGGTTCTCGTCGATATGGTGACGGTCCACGTTCCGCGTAGATCCGCAGTGTGCGCACGAAGCCTTCGGGCCAAGGCTGCGAGCCCGGTAGCGCCCCTCGGCTGGTAGCACACCGGCTTGCCATCTCCCACGAAACCCAGCCGCCATACACGCCTGCGAGCAGAACTTGCGGCGTGAGAAGTGCAGCAGCGATTCCAGGTCGCCATCCTTCTCGCGCAAACGCTCCAACTGTGCGCCACAACTCATGCAGAACTTGAGCGGCGTGGGCTTCCTCGGCATTGGCATAGGTCAACTCCAGATAATCATCAGGGAATCCCTGTAGTCTCGTACACTCGCGCGGCGTCAGCCTCCGAACCGCCATGCCGCCCGCCACATAGCTGCGCGAGCTCCCACCGCTTGCCGCCCGGATGCTGGCCATCTCCGGCATTGCGCCGCCCTCACGCCCGCGCAGGTTCATCGCCACGATGTAGGCGTCCTTCGTGTCTCCGCTCCGCGCCACAGGCACCAGCGGCGTACCTCGCCCGGTCCCATCCTCGCTGGCGTCGAAGCCTTCCGCCCGCAGCGCATGGGTGATCAGCGTCTCGGTCTCGTAGTCCTGCCGCCCCATGCCGCCTGCGTTCAGACAGTGGGCGATGTCTCCAGTACTGGCGACGAGCCCACCATCGCAATCGAAGTCGGTACCGAGGCCACCGCCTCCAGTGCGGCGCGAAGGGACGGTGGGAGCTGTTTGCCCCTTTTCTCGGCGCGGCGCAGGATGCCCCGACAGGCTGTGGCGCTCAAAAAGTACCGC